CAATAGCGGCCTTGTACGAACGGCATTGTCGCGCCCAGATGGCTCAACTCCTTTGTGCGTTGGGATGTAGTCCGGCGGCAATGCCGAGGCGGTCGCCACCCACGTGCTGGCCATGCTGCTCGCGCTTTCGAAGCGCATCGTCCAGGCCCACCACGCTCTGCGCGCGGGCGCGGTGGCAGACCGTTCGGTTTTCATGGGCGGCGACGTGCGCGGCCGCACCGTCGGGATCATCGGGCTCGGCAATGTCGGGCGCCGCGTGGCGGAGCTCTGCGGCGGGCTCCTGGGCATGCAGGTGATTGCCTGTGACCCCTACCTGGACCAAGCGACCATGGCCGCGCGCGGCGCGGTGAAGGTTGAGCTCGACGAGCTCATGCGGCGCGCCGATTTCGTATCGGTGAACTGCCCGCTCGATCCGGGCACGCGCGGCATGATCGGCGCCCGCGAGTTTGCGCTGATGCAGCCCCACGCCTATTTCATCACCACCGCGCGCGGCTTCATCCACGACGAGGCCGCGCTTGCCGACGCGCTGCGGGCGGGGGCGATCGCGGGCGCCGGCCTCGACGTGTGGGACAAGGAGCCGCCCGCCCCCTCCCATCCGCTGCTCAAGCTCGACAATGTCATTGCAAGCCCGCACACTGCCGGCATGACGCGGGAGGCGCGCGCCAATATGGGCCGCATCGCGGCGGAGCAGCTGATCATGGCGCTCGACGGCAAGCGCCCGCCGCGCATCGTCAATCCGCAGGCATGGCCGGCCTATGCCGAGCGCTTCGAGCGGGCCTTCGGGTTTCGACCGCGAGGCAACGACGCACAGGATAGGACGTGAGCAGCGCATATCGGGCAAAATGCTGCCAAGGCTGAGCTCCCCAAATGGCTGAGCACCCCAAGCTGAGAACCCGCGGTTTGCGGCTGCGCACGGCCCGCGGCGAAAAATTTCGATCGGCGCGCGCCGCCGCGCAGGCCTTCGGAGTTCCGATTTCCACCTACGGCGCCCACGAGCGCGCGGAGGCGCCCGGCGGGCGCGATTTCGGTCCGGAGGAGGCGGCCTATTATGCCCGGCTGCTCAACGTGACGGCGGAATGGCTGTTGACCGGCCTTCGGTCCTTCGGGAATGAGACCCTCGCCTCCACGGTCATCACGGAGCTCGACGGATACACGGCGCCCACCGGCGGTGAATTTTTCGCTGCGGCTCCGGGGCGGCGCCCGCGGGTCGACATACCGCCGCTCGTCACCGAAGCGACGCACGGGCTCGTGATCACAGGCGACGTGCTGGGACCTATGTTCGCCGGCTGGCTGCTGGTCTATGACGATTTGCGCCAGCCGGTGGCGCCCGAGCTCATCGGCCACTTGTGCGTGGTCGGCCTCGGAGCCGAACGGATGCTGGTGCGGCGCGTTCTGCAAGGCGCCAATCCGGGGCGCTACAATCTGCTGTCATGGCGCCCTCCCGACCTTGACGATGTCGGGGTCGAATGGGCGGCGCCGGTCAAGGCGTTGATCCAGCCTGATCCCGACATCTGACGCCGTGTCAATGGCCGCGCCGCGCAACTTTGCAAAATACGCGCTCTGCTATGACCTGCTCTACCGCGACAAGGATTACGCGGCGGAGGCGGGTTATGCGGGCCGCCTGATCCGCTCCGCCACGCCGGCGGCGCGCAGCGTCCTCGAGTTTGGATGCGGGACCGGCCGGCACGCCCGGCTGCTATGCACCATGGGGTTCGACGTGCACGGGGTCGATCACAGCCCGGAAATGGTCGCCAGACTGCGGGCTGGTGAGGAATTGCCGCACGCGTGCGTCTCAATAGCAAAAAATAGCAAACGCAAAAAGGACCTAAACCGATAAAGGTGCGCGGAGTTAGGAAAAACTCGTTCGCTAAACCCGAGATGAATAGCGAAAGTAGTGAGGATAATTGCGGTCGCCCTGCTGGATGAAGCGATCGAGCATCGTCGGGATGCCGAGCGGTCGTCTACCGCCCCTTGCCTTCGGTATCTCCACTTGCCGCGCCGGTTGCAGCTTGCAGCTGCCGTCAAGAAGCTGGCCTCGAATCGTCGGCCCAGTGCTCTTTTCAGGTGGGGCCGAGCGCCTCGAAACTCATACTCTCGATTCCCGCGGCTCCCTTGTTGGCCCTGACTTGCGCCAATGCCTGCTTGGGTTGGCACGCTCGACCAATGCCTCCCGTGTACGGTCAAGGCACCGCCCGGATTTTGCTATCGATGGCCGCCGCGCTGCTGCATGGCTCGCGCGACGGGCCTTCGCCGCTATCCTGGCTACGCGACGCAGATCTCCCGCGGTAAGATCAAGCGCCTTCAGTACACGCCTGCCGGATATGCCGCTCCCGGTCCTTGATGGCCGTGGGCTTCGCGATCAAGTGCCCGCTCGTCCGACCGGGGAAGGCCTCGTATCCCGTTCTTGTTCATCAGGACGCGGTTTTGCTCCACGTTGCTTTCGGGCTCCGCCTCGCGGTTACCCTCGCTTTCGCAAGGCCTGGGTGGCGGCCGAAGGCGCGGGTAGACCAAGGCCAGTCAGGAACATTTCAAAATCGGTCACGCCGATGCCGAGTTGGCGGGCTATCGGGTCAGGCCCCCTCGATCGCTGCCGCAATCGCCGATACTTGCGCCAGACAGCCACTTGGCGTGCGCTTCGCGAAGCATCACCGGATGGCCGTATCCCAGATCGTCGCTCGTGATGCGGGAAAATCTTGAGATCAGCGAGTGCTCTGACCGCTTCCCGGTCGCCTAGACCCATCTGCACCAGCGCAGACACCGCAAAGAGCAATTCGGACTCATCCTGAGCTGTCCAGGATGTGGCACTTCCCGCTGAGGAGCGCTGGTGGTGAACCACCCTACCGAGATTGTGATAAATTCTTGCGAGCTGCATAAACGACTTTGGCCAGGACAACTCGTCATCGGGATCACATCCCAACGCACAAAGGAGTTGAGCCATCTGGGCGCGACAATGCCGTTCGTACAAGGCCGCTATTGCGGCATCGCTTGCGTTTCCGTTGTTTGCTTTTGCCGCATCGGCCAAGAGCTTCCCGATTTCGTAGGGCTCAAAAACGGGAAGCTGTTTGCGCTTGGCCTCCAGAGTATCCTCAGTTGGCAGGTAGATTACGTATTTTTTCGATGCCATGACCAGTAGGCCTCATCGAGAATGCCCGCGTCCACTCGGGTGACAGGCCTCATGCGGAGGGGGTGGGCTGCCAAGCAGGCCGAACACCACATCAAGCACGGCATCTTTTGGACTGCGGCGCTAATCACCGCCCGGGCCATCACAAGACCAGCTTGAAAGTCACCGGGGCCCGATAGCGAGATTCACCCACTCGTGTCCAGCCGATACGTGCAACTTTCGCTTTGCTACCTGGCGCAATCCGCTCCCACCCGCCCCGCCTCATGCAAGCGTCCGCCGTCGGCCTCGTAAAATCTATGCAACGCTTGGAGGGAAAGGTTCACTGCATTTTTCAGCGATCTTTGCGATTGCATCATCGATAACTCATTGACGATGCTCGCGTCCTGCTGGTGACAAGGCACCGCCCATCGCAAGGCCGGTTTGAAAGTCACCAGGGGTGTTGTCCAGATTGGGTGGGGCGCATCCTCGCGGATGCGCGGATTGTCCCTCGACAACCTCTGGATTTGCAATGCCCCGCTCCACCTCTGCCCCGAATACCGGCCAGGAATCAAGGCCTCCGCTCGATCTAACCCCGATCAAGCTGATCGAAGCGCATGGTCGTCGCCATGGCAACAGCCGGGAATGCGAGGATACCTCGCACCCAATCATTCGCAAACTACGCGGTGAACGTTATTGCAATTAGAGCAATGAATGGCTGGCAAAATTCATTCAGCAGCAACTGTTCACTTTGGACTACCAGCAGACCGCCGCATGGTACGCCGAGGTCGCGCGAAAACTCTCTCCCTTAAACGGCGACCTTGCGCTGCTCGGCTGCAATGACCGCTATTTCCTGCTCACCGTCTTGCTCGGGCGTCAGGACGCAGACCGCCCTTGGCTGTTCGATCGCTGCCGCGAGGTCGAGCGCGATCCGGACGGTTACATCGATCTATGGGCCCGCTTCCACTACAAGTCGACCATCATCACGTTCGCCGGCGCAATCCAGGAGGTGATGTGCGATCCCGAGATCACGATCGCAATATTCTCGGTCATCAAGCCCACCGCACAAACCTTCCTCAATCAGATCAAGGAGGAGTTCGAGCGAAACGAAAAACTCAAGCAGGTCTACCACGATGTGCTTTATGCTCTTCCTCGCCAGAACGGCAGCGACGGCCGCCCGGCAAAATGGGGCGTCGCCCGCGGCATCACCGTCAAGCGCAAGTCCAATTGCAAGGAGGCCACGATCGAGGCGCACGGCCTGATCGACGGCCAGCCCACCTCGCGGCACTTTCACCTGCACATCTATGACGACGTGGTGACGCAGGACTACCTCTCAGATGAGCAGATGCGGAAAACCACCGAACGGTGGGAGCTTGCAGACAATCTTGGCTCGCACCGTGGCGTGCGCAAATGGATGGCAGCGACACGCTACCACTTCGCCGACACCTGCGGGGTGGTGATCGACCGCAAAAGCATGAAGCCCCGGATTTATCCGGCTACAGAAGACGGCACGCTCACGGGCAAGCCGGTGTTTTTGTCGCAAGAGCGCTGGAATCAGCTAAAGAACGACCAGCGGTCGACTGTTAGCGCGCAGCAGCTCCTCAATCCGATCGCCTCTGACGAGGCGACATTCTCCTCGCTGTGGCTCACGGCTTACGATGTGATCCCTGCGGTGATGAACGTGTATGTGCTCGTCGATCCCTCGATGGGGGAAACTGAGCGCTCCGACCGCACCGCGATTGCCGTCATCGGAATCGACCAGGGTCAAACAAGTATCTGCTCGATGGCGTGTGCCACCGCATGAAGCTCTCGCAGCGGATTGACTACATCGAGCAGTTCAAAAGAAAATGGGAGGACCATCCCGGCGTAAAATTGGTCAAGATCGGGTACGAACGCTACGGCATGCAGGTCGATCTAGAAGTCATGCGCGAGAAGATGACACGGGAGAACAATTGGTTTCCGATCGAGGAACTCAAGACCAAACAAAGAGGCCAGCATGGCAAAGTCGACCGCATCCGACGGCTCGAGCCTGACATCCGGGAGCGCAGGTTCCTGTTTCCCTGCGTGGCATATAACGCAGACTTTGGGGCCCCTGGGGATCGGGTCTGCTATTGGTCGATATGGACTGAGAAGGAGAAGCAAGCGTTAATTGAAAGGATCAAGGAGGCGGAAGAGGCCGGCGACGATGATCTCGCCGAATCGCTTAAGCCCGCGTTAGCCTACAATATCGGGCAAATCACCTTTCGCCCTGTGCGCGGCCTAACCAGGCGGCAAAGAAATTGCGAGAGGACGGGCCAGTATTTCCGCGTTGTGGAGGCCCTGCAACGGCGCGACGAGCAGGGCAATATCTACGACCTCACGCGCGTCTTCTTCGATGAACTGCTGCGGCATCCATTTGCCCGGCACGACGACCTGATCGACGCGGCCTCACGCATCTATGATATTGATCCGCAGGCCCCCGAGGTTCATGAGGCGCAAAGCACCGAGCCGCTGGACGTCGATTAAACCGATACTTTGAAGGGAGATGTTCCGCTCTGACCGGCCACACGATTTGGCGACGGGGTGCAATCAAAACATCGAGGAGCTTTCCTGCGCTAGTGGTGATCCGCCATCAATCCAGCTTTGATTGGCCCGAGCCGGCGCTTGGGCGCAACAAGAGAGGATTCACGGCTCATCATCATGGCGGAGCGGCCGAGCGGTGACGGAAAGCATGGTCGCTGGCGACTTTGATTTGTCCAGCCTGGATGCCGCAGCGCTTCCCTCAGCAGCCACTCGGCGCCAAGCCTCGAATGCTTCCGTGAGCGGGTCGTCGGAATCAAGCGGCAGATTCGGGTAGAGCGTGCGTAGGTTTTCGAGTTCGCTTTGCTCGGCGGAGCTGCGTCCTGCGCCAAAGTCCTGCAATTCCAGGTCACGAATACGCCGCTGGGCGCACCCCTCGGGACTTTCTTCGAATGCCGCAAGCCGCGCCCTCAACTGCGCTTCTTCGGCATCTTCGGCCTCCGACAGTGCACCACCTCCATATGATGGAGGCGATATGCGCTTGCAGTAGAGCTCATGGAGTCGATTGCTGTCCTTTTGCGCCTGCTTTAGCCCATAGCCCGCCGGGCACCCGATCGCCCCTGCCCTATCTTCTATGCGCGCCCGAAGTCTCAATTCCTCTTCCACCTCGGCCGCACTGAGCGCGTCGCTGCACTTTTTGCGCACAAGCTCGCCTAGGCGTTGATAGTCATCGCGCAGTGCCTTGGCCACTGCATCAGCGACGGTAAAGGCGCCGGCGGCATCGATCAGCTTCGCCGTTCCAGGCAGATCGTCCGGCCGAGCCCTTACCGGCCTCGCGTGAACGAAGGGGAGCGTCGCCTGGCCCGCCTTGATGCGGAGCTCATCCGGTGCGTCGGGATCTCTCATGATGCCCAACAAGAACTCGAGCGGCGAAATTTGCGGGTTCGCGGCAGCAGCGGCGTGTGCGGCATTTCGCAGTGCGGTTTTCTTGTTGGGCGTGCCGCGCTGGCGACCGCCGCGCCTTTCGCCAGGTTTCGATCCTCTTGGCATTGCTCTTTTTCCCAATTACGAGCGTCCGCCCTTGGCGCCTTAAATCTATGCGTCCGTGGGCATGCGACCGATGCGATCTGGACAATGGCCCCCTGGTGACTTTCAAACTGGCCTTGTGATGGGCGGCACCTTGTCACCAGCAGGACGCGAGTATTGTCAATGAGTTGTCTGTGATGAGATGGCAAGAAAGCGCGCCTCGAGAAAGTCATGTCATCCCTCAGTTTTTGTCGTCCCAATCGATGTGAAATACCTCTTTGGAGGCTCACTCGCTAGCGAGTTTTCATATTTCCTGAACCCCTGAGCGTCATAATACCCACCTTCGCGAATAGGTGAATCAGGGGTAGTGCCAAGATGATGAGTCATTTGGGTCACTTAGCGAGTATTCCACCCTGCTACCAATTCGTGATTCCGGGTACTAGGCTCTCAGGGACCGCGATCTCGTCCATGCGGTTCCCATAAAGTGGCGCGGGGGCGGAGCAATGACTAACCCGGCACCGCAAGCCCCACGGCCCAGAACTCACCTTGTTATGTCCGCTAACTGAAGAGAACCGGATATTAATGCAGCGGTGCGGTAATGGCCGCACAAGACCCGGTGCGGACGTAAGCCGGGCCGAATTTCTGCACTGCAGCAAGCTCGCCAATTTGCTATGCTGTTGCCCGTCAGTTCAGGGGCAGCGGATGCAATTCAATCCAGTGAGGAGGCGAGATTTCATCACGCTGCTCGCGGCGCGGCGGCGTGGCCGATGGCGGCGCGAGGGCAGCAACCGAAGCGGATGCGGCGAGTAGGCGCACTGATGCCCCAAGCCGCCAACGATCCGCAGATGCAAGAGCGCAACGCGGCATTCCTGCAGGGGCTGCAGCAATTGGGCTGGACGGTTGGGCAGAACCTCCACATCGATTACCGCTGGGCCGGGGGTAACGAGGATGATACTCGAAAATACGCGGCGGAACTGGTGGCGCTTGCGCCCGACGTCATCTTCACCACGGGCAGTGCTGGTGCCGCGCCATTGCGGCGAGCGACGCGCACAGTACCGATCGTGTTTACGAACGTGCCCGACCCGGTTGGCGCAGGGCTACGTCGATAGTCTGGCTCGACCGGGCGGCAACATGACCGGCTTTTCGCCTTTCGAATTCGGTATCGGTGCAAAATGGGTGGAGCTGCTGAAAGGAGATCGCGCCAAACGTCACGCGCGCCGCGGTTCTGCGTAATCCGGCGATCAGTGCCGGCCTTGGCCTGTGGGCGGCAATTCAGTCCGTGTCGCCCACCGTCGCAATCGAGGTGAGCCCCGTGAACATGGGCGATGCCGACGAGATTGAACGTTCCGTCGCAGCCTTCGCACGCGGCCCGAACGGTGGGCTGATCTTGACTGGAAGTGCGCTGGCAGTTGTTCATCGCGATCTGACCATCACGCTGGCAG